TTCAGCTCGGGCCTCAAACTCGATCCCTCCGTGCTGGAGCTGTTAGGAGATTATAGGGTGAGACCGGGACCGACTTAAGAATGGCGAAAGGCGAATGGCGAATAGCGAAAACTTCAACTCAGATTTTGAACCTTGAACCTTGAACCTTTGAACCGAGAGCTAGGAATGGCGAATGGCGAAAGGCGAATGGCGAAGGGGACTGGCTCCGTCAAACGGTGCCTGTCCCCATGATTGCAGGGAAATGATCAAATTTGAGCAGAAGGGCGACGGAATAGAAAAGCTGCGCCGGGCGGTTGACAAATTCGACCGTGAGCACAGAAAGCAGATTGCGACTACGTGGCGCAAGCATTTCCGTGCCGCGGCCAGAGAGGCCCGCGCCCTTATTTCCGGGCTTTTTGGCGGCCGTGGAATACGGCTACAACGCGCCTTTCGCGCTGCCGTCAGCATGCCGCGAGGAGATGTACTGGGCCGTCTCGGCTATATCCCACCCCGAAACAGGACCATGAAGGGCCTGGCCGCCATGGGACGGAAATCTTTTGATCGCTCCTATTTCTGGTGGCTGGGCAGGATCTATGAGGGAGGTGCCACGATCCGCCATCGCGGAGGCACAGGTAAGGGGCGAAGCGGCAAGGTCTGGGTCCCTATCGGCGACAATCGCGATGCTGGGGGCGCCGCCCGGGTCCGGCCCGCGCAGTTTTTCTCCGACTATCAAGGCCGCTCCCTCGTGCGCCGTAGTGCCGCCGGTAATCTGATCGCGTTCAGAAAAGAGGAAGAAGGGCTGGTTCCGATGTTTGCCCTGAAAGATCAGGTGTCGATCAAAGCGCGTCCCGTGGCCGGCCCCATGGCGCGGAAATTTCTCCCGATCATTATCGACGCCACGGGTCAGACGGTGTTTTCGAATTTCAGGGGAATCAAATGAAGAATAGCGAAAGGCGAAAGGCGAAATGCGAAATGTTTTCCATTCGATATCCGCCATTCGATATCCGCAATTTCCATGGCTGATTCGATCGAGGAACAGATCGTGCAGAATATCATGACCACGCTCGAAGGCATCACCGTGGCCAATGGATACGCGAATACGGTCAAACTCGTGACGGATGATCTCGAAGCCGGGATCGATCTGCATCTGTTTCCCGCGATCTTCGTCGCCGTCGGATCGGAGATACCCGAGCGCGGGGCCACGAGCGTGACACGCAGAGAGATGAACGTCATGCTCGAATATTGGATCCGCGTCCAGAAAGATCCGCGCAAGGCCGTAGCTTCGATCAGAGCCGATATCCAGAAGAGAATGATGGTCGATTCGCGCCGGGGCGGCCTGGCCGTGGATACGCTCGAAGGTCCGAGCAGCTACGGCCTGGTGCAGGGCAAGATCCCGGAAGGCATGGGCCAGACCGGTTATATCATCCAATATCGCACGAAGACGGAGGATCCATTCAGCACAGTCTAAAAATTGCGGATTGCGGATTGCGAAAAAGGGATATCTTTTTTTCGCCTTTCGCCTTTCGCCTTTCGCCATTCGCCATTCGCTATTCCGTTAGGAGGTTCAGATGACTATTCAGCGACACTATCTCGATCAGTTGATGCTTTCTTTACACGATAAGGAGGCGGCCTATGATGCCGGTCCGGCGGGCTGGACCGCAGCGAGCGCATGCTCAATGCTTGAGTTCGACGATGCCAGCGCTCACGAAGAGTGGGATGATGGCCTGGCCGCCAATGACGACGTGGTCAACCAGGAATTCGCGACCCGTCAGGAGATCGCCCGCCAGGGTCTGCGGATCAATTACAGCGAGCCGCGGGCCAAGCCCAACTCTATGGCGGGCCTGATGGGGCTCGCGTTGGGAACCGTCGCGTCCGTGCAGGAGGCGGCCCTGGTCGCCTACCGCCATAAGATCACGCCGGCCGCGCCTGCCGTTCTGCCCTCGATCGCGGCGCAGACCAAACATGAGGGTGGCGCGCAATACAAGTACACGGGGATCAAGGGCGACGGTTATTCGCTAGGCATCAATGGACCGTACATGAATTTCAATTGCCCTCTGATCGGCTCCGGCAGCCGCGTGACCGCCGCCGATGCTTTTGCCGCCGCCAAGTCGGAGAACTGGCTCCGCTGGGGCGACGCCAAGATTTTTGTCAAGCCCACGAGCGGCACGGCGATCACGATTCCGGCCGATCCGGTCCAGGGTGCGGTAAATCTCGGAGCCAGCAACGTCGAGCTCTCCACGCGCGTCCTTAACGGCTTCGCCCACGCCTGGGTGAATGCACTGCAGGGAGAAGACGGCTATCGTGCCGGCAGCGGCAAGGTCAGAAAAGTCCTCTATCCCGGGCGCCGCAACGGCACGATAACGCTGCCCCTGGAAGTCGATAGCGCCTCCGAGGCTACGGAACTGGACTATTATCTGAGCCAGACCAAGCTCGCGTTCGAATTCAATCTCAATTCCGGCGAGATCATCGCCGCCACCGGCGCCTATAAATTCGGCGTCATTATCGTCGTGCCCCTGATCCAGTTCCGCACGATCGGTCGCACGACCGAGAACGAAAAAGAGGTCCTGACCTTCGAGGGCAAAATCATGGACGATGGCACGAACGATGAGATCGTGGCCTGGGTTTACAACGCCGTCGCCGCATACCTGGCGTAAAAGAATGGCGAATTGCGAACGGCGAAATCCCTCTTCTTCCCCCTTTATTAAAGGGGGAAAGAGGGGGATTAGAGTGAGAGGGATCCCATGACATCAAGCGTTCAGGATTTTAAAAAACAAGCGCGCAAAACTGTAATTCTGCCCTCCGGTCTTTCGGTCGAGATCCGCAAGATCCGCTTGATGGATTTCCTGGACCTCGGCGAATTGCCGCTGCCGTCTTCGGGCATCGAGGAGAATGGGGAGGGTCCCCGATCAGAGTCAGCATCACGCTCCAAAAAGATCAGCGCCGCAGAAATCCAGCGTTTTTCTTCTCGCGCGATCGTCTCGGGCTCAATCGCGCCTAAATTTACGGACCAGGATGACGAAGAGCACTCCGAAACTCTCGTCCATGTGCGGGATCTTAGCTGGGACGATTTCCGAGCCCTTGCCGGCGAGATCCTGGAGTGGTCTGGTCATAAAAAGGAGGTAGCGGCTGAGGCCGAATCCTTTCGCGCTTACGGACTCGGCGAAGATAGTCCGGGCGCTGGCGAAGGAATACGGCAAGCTGCCGACCGAGATCCTGCAAATGGATCCAGGGGAATTCTATTTGAATCTACTGATAACGTTCCCCGAGGGACTGAGGAAAAAAAATAGGATCAAAGAGCGCAAGCGGGAGGAATCGCGATTGGGCTACAGCCCGGTAAAAAAGCTCATTGAGCTTTTGAAGAAAAACAAATGAAGAATAGCGAAAAGCGAAAGGCGAATAGCGAAAAGAATATCTTCCCTTTTTCGCCATCCGTCCTTCGACAGGCTCAGGACGTGGTGAGCTCGTCGAACTACGCAATCCGCAATCCGCAATTTGTTTATGGCTAACATAACTGAATTAATAGTGCGTCTTAAGGATGAGGTTTCGGCCAATTCCTCGAAGATCGAGCGAAGTCTGGGCGGCCTGAATAATCAAATCAGGAATTTTGCCGGAGTCTTCGGCGTCGGCCTTGGCGTGGGTACCTTGATCGGTTTCGGAAAACATTTGCTTGATGTCGGAGACAAACTCTCCGATCTTTCTGACCAGACCCGCATCTCAATAGGAGTGCTCGCTGGTCTCAAACCCATGGCAGACCAGAGTGGGACTTCGCTGGAGAGTTTAGCGACTGGTGTAAATCGCCTGATGATCTCACTCGCCGAAGGTCAGGATGGTACCGGCGAGCAAGCGCAGGCGTTGAAAACGCTCGGGATCACAACCGATGAGGTCCGTAAATCAATGTCAGATCCGGAGGGTTTTCTCGAGCTCTTTGCCAAGAAAATGGGAAATGTTACCACGCAATCGGAAAAACTCGCTACTGCAAAACGCCTCGCGGGAAAGGCCAGTGCTGAGCTTCTGCCGATGCTGATGATGATAGCGGAGAGAGGTCTGCCGCAAGTCTCGAAGGAGACGGAAGAAGCTTACAAAGCACTGGGAGATCTCAAAGACCGTCTGGTAGAAATGACCGCCGAAGCTACGAACTTCTGGGCCGCCCTAATCGGCCGGACGGCCAAGGCTTTGGGCTTCGGAAAGTCATTCAGCGATGAGATTCGCGAGGACATTCAACGCGCAGAAACGAGCCTTGCAATTTTAAAATCCATGGCGCAGCGGGGCTCTGCCGTTGCAAAGCCAATGGAAGAAACGGAGAAGAGGCTTACAGCGCTTCACGCTCTTTTGGAAAAGGTGGAAGATGGAGAAAAAAGAAGAGCTGGCCAACAAACCGCCGCGGCCAAACCTCCAGATAAGCATGCCAAGCAATGGCTGAAATCCCTGATTGATCAAAACGATCAGCTTGAGCTTCAGTTCATCAAACTGACGCAGAGTGAAGGCGCCGCCCACGAATACGCGAAAACGACTCTTTTGGCGAAGCTTGGGACCTCGGCCTTGACCGGCGAGATGGTGATGCAGCTTGATCGCTGGGATCAGCTTGTCGAGGATATCAAACAGGCGACTTTCGAGCTCAACAAGCTCGGCGAGATAATAAAGATGTGGGAACAGGATTTGGGGGAGATCGCCGCTGGGCCTCAAGAGGCGCTTGAAAAAATCTACCGGCCCCTTGAAGAGCAGATCGTGGAGTTACAGAAAACAGTGACCCTCGAAACCATGTCGGAATCTCAGCGCCGCGTCGCCGAGACCAATGCCGAAATGGAGAAGCGCATAGAGATCGTACAGCGGGCAATCGAAGAGCAGATTCTGACCGAACAAGAGGCGGCTGTTGTTCTCGGACAAATCTATGAGAGCGCCACGAAAAAAGCGAAAGAGAAGACCGAGGAGATGACGGAATTCACCCGCCGGGCCTTCGAGCGATCCTTCGACGCGGTGGCTGATGCCCTGCAGGATTTTATGCATGGCCAGTTCAAAGGTTGGGCAGATCTTGGGAACAGAATCAAACAGGTCCTCGATTCTATCGCGGCAAATTATATCACGACTTTAGGAAAGACAATGCTTCTCGGCAAGGACTATGGCACACCGGGGGCTCCAGTGGGCGGCCTTCTCGGAAATCTCGTTGGGGCGATCTTTGGCGCCGACCAACCCGTCTACGGCCCGGGGCCCGGGCAGATCCCAGAATATCAGTCTGGCGGCATCGTCGGGCTAACGCGGGTTTCCATGCGGCGTTACGATCCTACGATGTTTGCCGGGGCCCGGAGGTATCAAGACGGCGGCTTTCCCGGACTCGGATCCGACGAGGTTCCGGCCATCCTTCATCGAGGGGAAGAGGTGATTCCAGCGGGTGAGCGCGGCCGGGGCGGAAATATTTACAACACGTGGCACGTGAGGACCAATGATGCCGGGAGCTTTCTCCGCTCCCAGGCCCAGGTCGAGGGTATGGTTGCGCGTGCGACGCGGCGAGGACAACGCAAACTATAATGCGGCAAAGGGCAAAGCGCATAGAGTTCCGGACACTATGCGCTTGAGCGAGCGAAGCAAGCGAGCACTCTGCGCTATGCGTGACTCCCGATGAGTTTTATCGAGTCCCCACGTTTTCCCGATGAGATTTCGCTCCAATCCGAAGGCGGGCCGGAGTTTAACACGCCGGTGATCCAGGTAAAAAGCGGCTTTTCCAAGAGCCAGATCAACTGGGACGTGGACTTGCGCTCCTGGAACGTGGCCTCGGGGATCAAGAATCAGACCGATTTTTATACCCTGTTGGAATTTTTTCTCGTTTGCCGCGGTATGGGTCATCGTTTTCGCTATAAGGATTGGAGCGACTACAAGAGCGGCCGCTTGAACAACGCTGTGACCCCGCTGGATCAAACTCTGGGAACCGCCACTGCCGGCCAGACTCAGTTCCAGCTCATAAAAAAATATATTCTGGGCGGTCTCACACTCATCAGGACGATTAAAAAGCCCATGTCCGGGACCATCCGACCATCAGTCGATGACACGGAAGAGACAACCGGGTGGACTTTTGATACCACGACCGGCTTGATAACGCGCTCGGTCGGGCTCTCGGTGGGCCAGGTGGTCAAGGCTGGCTTCGAGTTCGATCTTCCGGCAATGTTCGGCGTCAATAAATTGCCGGCCCGTTTCCGCCATCCGGAGTTTCTTGAGCTGGATATACCGGTGAACGAAGTGAGGCTCGCATGATCAAAGAAAGGCGAAAGGCGAATGGCGAATGGCGAAAACAATTCGCAATCCGCAATTCGATATCCGCAATTCCGTGAAGAGCGCCTCCGCAGCTTTTAAGACCCATCTCGATGGCGAGGTCACGACTCTCTGCGAGTGCTGGAAGATCGTGATCAAGAAGTTTCAGCCCAAGATCGTCGAGATCTCGCGCGCGAACCCGGGCGTCGTCACGACCAAGTGGCCGCACGGCTTTACGACCGGCCGGATCGTCAAGCTCGTGGACGTACAGGGTATGACTGAGGTCAACGGCAACGAGTACGCCGTCCAGGTGATCGACGGCACAAGCTTCTCGATTGGGGTCGATACCTCCGGTTTCTCGGCCTATATCAATAAAGGCGAGGCCCGGCGTGTCCTGGGCTATACGACGCACATAGAGGATCGCGTCTTCGAGGGCGTCACGTACAAAGCGCAGGACGGCTACTCCGCCAGCGGGATCAATTCCAAAGACGATCTCTCCGTCGACGATCTTCAGATCCTCGGCATTCTGAACAATGACGATATCAAGATCGAAGACATCGAGGCCGGGAAGTGGGACGACTTCGAGGCCGAAAGTTTTCTCCTCAATTATCTCGATCTCACGCAGGGCAAAATGATGCTGCCCGCGGGCGGCAACGCGGGCGAGATCGAGACTCGCCAATCGACTTATGTCGCCGAACTGCGGGGCCTGCAGCATTATCTGGACCAGGAAATTGGCAGTCTCTTTTCCGTTCTATGCCGCGCCGATCTGGGGGACTCGCTCTGTAAAGTCCGCCTCGATCCGCCGA